TAGGCTAGTGGTAAACCGTGGCCTTTGCAAGGCTAATTCATCAGTTCGACTCTGATATTCTCCACCAACATCAACAAGGGATACTATGACTGATATCAAAATTTTCTGGCACGTAAACGAACTAGGCGGTTACAACCAAGTAATGGACCAACAATGGGACTTAATTGAAAAGTCTGGACTATGGGATGCTGCCAGTGAAATTAATATTTGCATGAATGGTCAACCTTGGACATTTGAAGCATGGCTTGCATCTAGAAATATTAATGACACGTCAGGAAAAATCAAACTAGTAAATGTTAATAAAGATGCAGCATTGCATGAATATCCAACCCTAAATTTCTTGCATACTGTTGCTAAACATGCAGATAGTGAATGTTATGCCTGTTATATCCATCTGAAAGGCTTGCTGCGTTGGGGTGATCCTAATGTTGGTGATTGGCGTGATTTTATGAATTATTTCACAATTGAAAAGTGGCAGGATAATGTACAAGCCCTAGACGAAGGTGCACAGGCTGTTGGTACAAACTATAATACAGAACCGTGGGCACATTTTGCTGGCAATTTTTGGTGGGCAAAGCTAAGTTATATTGCTACCCTTGATCCGTTGCATCATCCAGAAGATAAGTTAAATCGAGGTTATACACAGTTTAAACCCCATCCAACTATTCCACATTGGCGGTTTGACCACGAAGCATGGTTACATAGTAAAAATCCAGACTACGTAGAACTTGCTCGTAGTCTGGAACCAGGTGATCGTCATTATCGTGAACGTTATCCACGTGAAAATTATGGTTAAGTATCAAGATTTTTAGATACGGTCTGTGTTATGTTATTTTCATTGTAATATTGGGATGAAATTGAACTTTTATAATCAAGCAATGGATAATTATTTGATAAAGTAGCACTATTGAATCTAGAGTTGTATGTGTTGTAAACATCTATGTTTGCAAAGGTTGTAATTCTAGTATGTGTAAGATCATCATCCGATTCGTTTGTTTTTATATTAACTAAACCATTTTGGGAAAATTCTTGATGAATTTCATTTGTTAACGAAGAGTATTCAGATAAATATTGTGGCCAAAATGATACATTAAGTGTTGGTCTTACAATGGTTTGAGTTACAGTGACTGTCATTTCTTTACTCCCGTGGCAATTTTATTTAGTAAAATTATTGTAAATTTTTTAAAAAATAATGCTTGACATCCCCAATATATGTGGTAATGTACATATATAGGCTTTTAACCAACCAAGGGGTGTCTCATGGCTCGTCCGAATGATGCAGAAGTTATGGCTCGTATTGCTGAGCGGTTTGAAATTCTAGAAGATATGACTACTGCCGTAAAGGAAGGTGATGTTCGTGCCATGATTGTGGTAGGTCCACCTGGCGTTGGTAAATCCTATGGTGTCCACAAGAAGTTGGATGAACATTCACTCTATGATGAAGTTGCTGGCAAAGTTCGGTATCAAGTTGTAAAGGGTGCTATGACTGCACTTGGTTTATATGCTAAACTTTATGAGTTTAGCGACAGTGGTTGTGTGTTGGTGTTTGATGACTGTGACAGCGTTCTAATGGACGAATTGTCGCTCAACATTCTCAAAGCCGCACTTGATAGTGGTAAGAAACGCACCATTCATTGGAACGCCGATAGCAACTTGTTACACAAGCAAGGCATCCCTAACAAATTTGACTTTAAGGGTGGTGTTATCTTTATCACCAACTTGAAGTTTGAAAACATTCGTTCTAAGAAGCTGCAAGACCATCTTGGTGCGTTGCAGTCTCGTTGTCACTATATTGATTTGACGATGGATACTGAACACGATAAATATCTTCGTATTCGGCAGATTGCAGAAAGCGGTGCACTGTTTAGTGGTTATGATATGACCAAAGAACAGGAAAAAGAAATTCTGCAGTTTATGAAGGACAACTCTAAACGGTTCCGTGAAATGTCACTACGCACGGCTCTTAAATTAGCTGACCTTCGTAAGTCGCAACCAAATCGTTGGCAGCGTGTTGCAGAAATAACAATTATGAGGAACGGTGCATGAAGCAATATGATATTAAAGGCATTGTGTCTAAACAGGGACAACCTACCACCCAGTTCACTGTTACAGTCAATGCTAATGATCAAGTTAGTGCAAAACGTTTAGTTATGTTGCAATATGGAATGGGTGGAAACGTTACTATTCAACGAATATTAGAAAAGAAAAAGTAATTTTTTCAAACAGGGCATATGCCCTGTTTTTTTATTGCATTGTATAAAATTACACTGTATATTAAACCTAGATGTTGTGCAAGATTATTATTCGTGACGAAGTAAATTGTAAATTAGAAGGACTTGATGCAGATACTCGCCGTAGGCTAGTAGCAAAATTCAAGTATGAAGTTCCTTATGCTCGCCATTTGCCAAGCGTAAAGCTAGGACGTTGGGATGGCAAGGTTGCGTATTTTCAATTAGGTGGTTCTACCTATATAAATTTGTTGCCAGAAGTTATTGAATATTTAACAGAACGTAATTGGGAATTTGAAATAGAAGATAATCGTTCATCTCGCCAAACATTTCAATTCACGCAAGTAGATGGCAACACATTCTCACATAAAACATGGTCAACAGGTCATCCAAACGTAGGACAGCCAATAGTTTTACGAGATTATCAAATTGATATTATTAATAAATTTTTGTGTGATACTCAGTGTGTGCAAGAAGTTGCAACAGGTGCTGGCAAAACTATTATGACAGCAGCACTTAGTCTTATGGTTGAACCATATGGTCGCACTATTGTTATTGTGCCAAGCAAAAGTTTAGTTATTCAAACAGAAGCTGATTATCGTAATCTTGGGCTAGATGTTGGTGTTTATTTTGGCGAACGCAAGGAATTAGGTCGCACTCATACTATCTGCACTTGGCAAAGCTTAAACAGCCTTTATAAGAGTAGTAAAGGTGTTGGTAATGAGTGGACTGCGATGCTCAATGTTGCAGCAATTATTGTTGACGAAGTTCATCAGGCAAAGGCAGAAGTTCTCAAAACATTATTGACTACTGAATTTGCCGACGTTCCTATTCGTTGGGGATTAACAGGAACTATTCCAAAAGAACAATTTGAAAAAGTAGCACTTCTTGTATCTATTGGACAGGTTACAAGTCAGCTTACTGCAAGTGAGTTACAAGAACGTGGCGTACTATCTAATTGTCATGTTAACATTGTTCAAACAGTTGAACACAGTGATTTTAAAAACTATCAAGAAGAATTAAAATACCTAACAACCAACAAAGATCGCCTTGACCATATGGCAAGCCTACTTAGTGAAGTTATTAAAACAGGAAACACACTTGTGCTAGTAGATCGCCGTGAATGCGGCGATGAATTGGTTGCTAGACTGCCTAATAGTGTGTTTGTTCAAGGAGACATGAAGAATGCAAAACGCAAAGAACACTATGATGAAGTGGCTAACGTCAGTGATAAAATTATTATCGCAACTTATGGTGTGGCTGCAGTTGGCATTAATGTTCCTCGTATTTTTAACCTTGTTCTTATTGAACCTGGCAAGTCATTCGTTCGTGTCATTCAGTCTATCGGTCGTGGCATTCGTAAAGCAGAAGACAAAGACTTTGTTCAAATCTGGGACTTGACCGCAGATTGTAAATTTGCTAAACGCCATCTAACTAAACGTAAACAATTTTATCGTGAGGCTAATTACCCTTTCACACAAGAAAAAAGCATATACAAATAAAGGAATAACAGTGCGTATATTAACAGTAGACAATACCGTATTTGAAATGAACAATTTACCAGAACAAGTTGATGACTTACGTTTCTGTGTACTAGATAATAGTAATCCACCTGAAGCAGATTATTATTTTTTGCCACTTGTATTTTTAGAAAGTTTTAATGATCCTGCGCTTGTGTTGAAGATTGGCGAACATCGTATCATGATGCCTTATAATTGGCGTATTCTTATTGGCGAAGCTGAGATTGGTGATTTAGAAGCATTACCATTGACAAAACTTAATGATCGTGGTTTTCAAGCATTTACATTTAATCCGCTTAGTTCATTTCGTGCTGCATTTATGAACATAGAAATTGAAGATGTATATCAGGATGTGCGTTGGTATTTTCCTAAACTTAAAAATGGTCAGCTACTTTGTATCCCAATAAGTGATGGACCAAAACCAATATGTGCATATTTTGTTAAAGAAATTAGCCGTGCAAGTGAAACTATTGACATCCAAAATATCGTTTGACCTATTAAAAATTCTATGATAGTATAACATTATGGGAAACGTAAAGACACAAGGCAGCGGCATTCGTTCATATGAATATGATAGAAATTATATGAAAGAACACGAAGAATGGTTGGCGATTCTTCGTGCTACTGAACACAATCCTACACTTAAAGAACTTGCCGACCAATTGCGAATAATGTATCATGTGAGCAAACAAGAAGAAAATGAAATTTCTACTTGGGGAGAAAATAACTTTTGAACAAACTTGACATTGGTTATGAAATGGCACAGTTAGATACCAAGAACCGTGCTTTCTATGATGAGTTAACAGATGAAGAACGTAAGAAGTTCTCTACATATCTTATGTTGCGTTGGGGTAGTGCGGTAGGTGGTGAGCCTATGTTGCAGCAATATTATCTGCAAGCAATGAATGAGCGTGTTAATAAACGTTTCTTTGACCTTGGTAAGCATCCTAAGCTACAATGGCTCTTGCTGACCACTGTTTCTCCCAACATGGGCAAGCATCGTCATGAATGGATGGCATATAGTAGTAAGACTGTTAAGAACAAACGCGCACAAAAATTGTTAGAATTATATCCGCATATTAAAAATGATGAAGCAGAACTGTTGAGCAATACTATTACCGATGAACAATATAAAAACATGTTAGTTGAACGTGGATATAGCGACAAAGAAATTAAAGAGGCGTTGAAATGACGATTAAGAGTTCAACTACTAATGATTATAGAATAATAGCATCAATCAATCTCCTTGATACTTTTGGTGGTCAAAATTTGCAGATAAATTTTACACCTGAAATAACTGAATTGGTTACATGGTGGCAAGAATGGAAACCAGTATTTGCAAACAAAGACCCAAGCGTTATGGATGCACTTAAACAAGCCAAGGTATTACACGAAATTAGCAAATAATAAAGTAAATACTCTTACATAAAGTTTAATGAGTATTTCAATGAGTCATATTAATAAAATTTTAAAACGAGGGCTTGACCTTAATCAGTATTATACGGCAAAAAATGCAACAAATCTTTCAGATAGCCCAATATATTCAAGCATTGAAGAAGCTTCTGAACCATTACAATCTGAACCTTTTCCTATTATAGATAATGTTTTTCAAAATAATTTATATACCACCTCAGATAAATCTATAAATTTAGTTTCAACAGAAGATATTAAACAAACACTTCTAAAAAATTACATATCAGTAAAAAATAATATTACACCAATTGATAATAATATTACACCAATTGATAATAATATTACACCAATTGATAATAATATTACACCAATTGACAATAATGTTCAGCCACAAACTTTTTTAACCTTTATGGATGGTTTGTCAATTGAATTTTCAAAAGATACTAATCCTTTATTTTTTCAATTAGCAAATATGGATATTAAATTAAACTATGATGATATAGGTTTACATTCT